TGCTGTCAGGTGAACTCTGTTGCGAGCAGCATTCGTCTCTACCATGACTAGCTGGTTATCGTTGCCAGCGCGATTTGGAGCGTCCTCCAAAGGTTTTCATTTTATTTCCGAACCGTCCGATGCAGGATACTTGCGCTCGTGATCGGGGGTGTTCGGGGGAATGATGGAGAAGTCCACGTAGCGGGCATCGCTGAAGTGCTGGCGGATCATAAACGAAACCACTAGCCTCCCATGTTCCCTCTCATTCACGGGATGCCCGTTTGTCTCGCACTGCGTTCGATACCTAACTTGAGTGATAAGTTCAGCGGGATTTTTGCATTTCTCAACCCAAGGGATGGCGATCAAGTCAAGGTCGCGCATCATTGAACCGTGGATTGCCAAGGCGTATCCGCAATCTTTAGCGGCGATACGTGCCTTTACGATGAAGGCGGAGTATTCAGGGTCGAGCACCACAGGAATCCCAAAGTCGGCAGAATCGTAAGGTCTGCCGCTATGATCTAGGCTTGATCCCATCATTACAGACCATATAGTTTTGCTCGATATTCCTGTGTCACTTCCTGTTATCCAATTTAATGCTTTAGTAATCATTCTCGTTCTTTCGGTTGGTTGTTAAATATATTCCACCATCCAAGTTGGATGAATAATGCTTCGTTTTGTTTCTCCGTCAAAAACAACTCGCAATCTTTGTCCTTCATCAGCGGAAGTTATGCGCCCTTGCTTACCGTTGTAATTGAACAATACGCGCCCTCCCTTTTTAGCTGGAACTCCGTAATGTTTTCTTAATCGTGACATTCGTGATTCTTTCATATCTTCTCGCTGGCTGGTGGGTTAGTAGGTTTCTATTTTGCAATATTTTCGAGCATAGCCCATTCTTACGATTGCTTTTTCAGCCTCTAATTCGCTCGTATAATCGCCAAAATGCTCCCAGCAATCTGAGCTGTGTGACCAAGTATAGAGCTTTGCCTTCATAGCATTTTTTTCTTTAGCCTTAACTGAATCATCCTGCCGCTCCCTCGCTGCCTGCCATGCTTCCCATGCTACTACGGCTTCGACGTTAATATAATCGCCGTTATCGTATTTCATGGTGCTGCTTTCATGGTAGTAATCTACAAGCCATTCCTCAAACTCGCGGCGTGATTCCGGCGTTGATGTTTTGGATTCCATTTTCTTCCAGTCGATATACCTCCTGTATCCAACGCATTTCGCGCATTCGCAAGAAGATGCCGAACAAGGCGCGGATGGACAATCCGCCTTCAGTGGTGTGTAAGTGTTTTCTGGTATCATAAAGTCGATTCCTTCGGCGGGGTGTTCTCGTCGGCGGATGCCATCGCTTGAGCGTTCGTGGTTAGGGATTGGAGGGCTTCTCGTGCGATACTTTGTGGATCTTCTTCGGCAAACCTACCTTGGTATTCTAGGATGCGCTCCAAAGCTTCTACCATTTTGGTGTGCTGCTTTTTGTAATGGTTCGCTCTTGCTAGTTCGGCAGAATATAACTTCTGATATATTTCCCACTCTTCGTCGCGCTGCTCGGTGATGGCGGTGAGTTCGCGTTCCGTCTCAGAAGCTAGCTCAACTATATGGTTGCGGGTGATTTTCTCGGACGCTAGACATGTTGCCAACTCATCCCGCTCCCTCCGCAACACGCAGTTCGGTCGCTGGCAATCCTTATGGCAGGAGTGGATACCTGCTGTGTCCAAGCGTTCGATCTCGGCACGGGCGGCGTTGAGTTCGGCTTGTGTTGTCCTTAAACTACGTTCTAGTGTGCGAGCGTGTTCAATTCCTATTACCTTTGTGTATGGTCGATTAAGAATGAAATCTTTAGCTTCTACTCCTAATGCGTCAACTGTCGGTGTGTCTGTGTTCATAAGTATTGTCTCCTTCCGTATTCTGCTATTAAACAAGCGTCTATCACGCCATCGTTCAAGATTTTTCCTTTAGGATTCTTCGTAGGGAAATTATCTTCTGGCCAATTCTCTACGGCAAACGCTTGTTCGCTGGTCTTTTTACCCTTAATCTTAGATTTGCCAAGCAATTTGTTTTGCCAGGTTCTCGCACTGATCCCATGCCATGAGAGATTCTTGGTTTCGAGCATACCTCGGATTGAGTGAAAGCTAGAAGCCATCGACAATGCAGCTCCAAGGCTCTTGCTTCCGCATGGTTCTTCAACGTAGTAGGTGGCTGAAGTTAAACGACCGTTTAGATTCTTCATTAGCCATTGGTAAAGGGTGTAAATATCAACCTCGTTTTTACCCCTACGATTTTTCACAGGCATCGCAGTCATGGCGATAATCGCCCCTGTGTGCTGGCTAAGTATCGTTACGCCACCCGTAAGCCCGTTGTCGATCCCGATAACGCATGGCAATGGTGCGTATTCCTCGACTAGATGCCCGAAAGAATCCAGTAAGTTCTTGGCATCTTGAATATCAATATACTTGTCAACAAAATTAGGATAGTTTGAGATAGTGTAATGGATTATCTCATCCTCCTGCATTAGATTCCCATCAATATAAACTTGAACTTTCATACGTAATTTATCCAACTCCCTCCGATGTAATTGATTGGCCTTAGCCCAAGCTCATGTCTTGCAATCTCGACTAGCTTTTGCGCTCGTCTGTATTGGGTAACTTTATGTGGTGCTGGCTGGGTTAGGTGTCCGTCAATGGCATATTGCCAATCGAAGCCTTTGCAATAGATCAATCCTGATACCCTTGCTTTAGCTTTTGCGATGGCTTTGCGTTTGGTATTTGCGTGGGTCATATCGTGTCAATTCCAATATCTTCGTCCTTGATGTATTCCAAAGCATACTTTAGAATTTCAATCACTTCTTCCAGGTCATAATCCCTATCGTGGTCTGGGATTGACTTATAGATGTAATGTATGATATGCGCCGACTGATACTCCATCGGGTCTGGTTCATTATCTGGCGGTGCTGTGTAGCGTGTAAGATCTTCGTCTAGTGGCATGGTCGTAGTGGTTAAAAAACATTCTTCATCGGAATACATATCAGCGATTCCAACTCCGTTATGCTTGAGTTTCATAGTATTCCCCGATATAAACGCGTCCAAGCAAGGGATCTGCATCCCAAACGTAATATAGATTACCGCTTATGTGTCTGACATTTTGCCAATCTGAAGGGAGAGAATAACAAGAACCTGTGTGGTGTGATCCGTCTTGTGGGTCAATCTCGATTGTAAATCGAAGTTTCTTTTCTGGTGATACTTGCTCTAAAATGTGTGGGTATTTCATGGCTTAAATTTGTTCGTCATATTCTTCTTCTGCGATCTGCGCTGCGTTTAGGAACGTGCAACGAGGGCAGTATTCGTGATGCCACCCGTCCAGCTTTTGCCTTTCGGTAATGGATTCTTTAATCGTAGCTTCGGTGAGTTCTTTAAGCTCGTCCTTGTCCAACGTAAGCTCTGGTGCGCTAACCTTGTGGGGTTCTCGGCAAATCTTACAAACGATTAAGGCCTCTGGCTTGATGAAATAAGTGGATTTATACATGGTGGCATCACGTTAATATTTTACTTGGCTAATGCTGCCTTCCGTTTTTGTGGAATGAAGTAAGCTGCATAGCTCTTGCCGTTCTTTACAACTGCCTTCTTCTCGATTCTCCAGCCCTCTTGTCTAAGGTCAAAGATTCGTGATGCCAGGCGAAAGCACTGATAGCGGTTTAGTGCGTCAAGTGCCGTGATGGTTTTACCTTTTGCAAGGTCTTTCAGGATCATTGTGCATTGTGTCTTTTTCATATTTTTATTGTCTGTTTTTGCTTATGTAACGCGAACATTTAAGCCCTGTTTTTGGGTCAATGTTCAATTCTGAAGTGTGTCTCCACATTTCAAATCCTTCCTTTACAGCTACCGCAACCGCATTGCAACCGATCATCGTGTAGCATTGAAGCTCCCATAAATCGTTTTCATGCTTTCGGATATACGGGTTATTATGATCCGTTTGATAGGCAATCGTTAGGCTTTCGTAGCCCATTCGTGTTGCGGTTTCTGGCTCATATACGGGAAAGCCGTATGTTTCAAATAGTGGTTCTGGTTTCATAGATCAAAATGGAATATCGTCCTCGTCTTTTTCGTCTTGCGGTGCGTAGCCATTAGCCTTTGCTTTATTATGCTGAGACATATCAGGACGGCTGACACGCTCTTTACCGTTAGGAAGCAACGTCATGCGTTCACAACGGAAACGGGTCTTGCTCTGTTGCACTCCACCTTTCTCGTAAGTGTCTTGAGTTACAGGTCCAGAGAATCCAACCATGTCACCTTTTCCTAGAAACTTTGCAGCGGTTTCAGCGGTCTTGCCCCATAAAACCCAGACGAACCAGAATGTTTTCTTCTTGTCCCCAAAGCCATCGTCAACAGCGAGCGTTACCTCGCAAACTGCGTCTCCTTTGGGTGTGTGCCTTAGTTCGATGTCTCGTCCTATCCGTCCGATTTGTTGTGCTGTATTCATGTTTTTTAATAATATATTTTCTGAGATTATTTATTTAATCCGATATTCCCATCTAACTTTATCAGATAAACTTTGTTCTTTATTTCGTTTCCTAGATTGGTTTGTCCAAGAAATTCCCTTATTCTGTGCAGCAATTTCCCATCCGCTTGCTTTATAAATAGTTCCATTGTGGACATCAATATCTTGATAACTAATAAGAATCGTCAAATGTGGCATTTCTTTAGTAATAATACGGCGCATAATTCCAATCATACGGCTTGCCGTATTTGGTGGAGCATTATCACAAATTGCCATTCTACGAAGCTCAAGTGCAGTTTTTCCTTCAGACAAGCGATTTGCAGCAATAGGACTTGACCATATAGCTACCGCATAAGCGATATCATCATATTCAGCCACATAGCAAGCATAGTCTTTATTCCTGACAACATTTGACCATTCTATTCTTGGGAAACGTGAGTGCCACAAAGCATTTAACCTACAAGCAAAATGAACATTACATTTTCTTATTTTAAGATGGAGCGCAGAGGTCGGAATTGCACCGCCACTACCACTTCGGAAAAGTGGCATGCTATCTGTTACATCATCTGCGCAAAAATCTTTCATTCTAGTTATGCCCAAGTAGGCGGGTTTATTTCTACAATGTTTTCATGCTTTGGCGAGAACTTTTTCGAGGAAATTGTTTTTTGCCACTTAGCCACGGCGTTCATATAGCCCTCACGTCCTTTCTGAATAAAGGATTCTGACAGGCGAATCACGGCGATTTCATGCGGGTAACTATCCTCAACGAACAGAAACTCAAACGTGTTCCGTGCTGGTTTGCCACTCAATCCGTTGTAAAGATCGAGATACAAAGCCGCTTGCCAGTGATAGCCCATGTTCCAGATCAAGCGTTGCATATCGTTTTCCTCTCCAATGGAAGCTGTAACCTTTAGGTCAACCAGGTTGTCTCCAAACTTGGGGAGAATATCAATCATGCCTTTAATAAGCGTGTCACCGATTCTACCGAAGGCCGCCACCTCATACTGACATTCACCAAGCCCATAGATGTATTCTGATTCCATCACGGCTTCCCGAACATCCTCGGCACGTTTCCAATCGGCTTCCTTGACTACAATCTTACCCTCAAGAGCGGTAGCATCACGCCATTCCCTAGCTTCCTTGGTGCGGAAGTCATCATACTTAGAAAGCGTGAATTGTTCCTCAACAGCATCAGGCGTTAGGCATAAGGCGTGAACCAAGCTCCCAAAATTCATACGGTCGTTTGATTCTACCTTTACCCCATTGATCCACTTGTAAGGCGATTTGTTAAACTGCCAAAGCAAGCTCTTGCTTACTGGCGCGTCCAGATTATCAGGCGTTGCCGTCAAATCGTAGTAAGAGTTCCCCATATTGGGAACTAATCCGATCATTATTTCTTTTGTATTCATGTGTCTTTATTAGATTGAATGTTGGACGTTTTTTGGGATGCGTTCTCCCCCTCTACCCCTGCTCGTCGGGTTTTCCCAATCTGCGAGGAAATCTTTTTATGGTTAATCTTCTGGTGATTCGTCAATCAGTTCTTGCAACGTCTTCTTACGCTCAGGCTTGACTTTTGGAATCAATTCTGGTTCTGGCTCGCCCCATGACACGGTTTCCTTCTCAATCACGACTTCAGCCTCAATAGCCTCAATCTCGGTTGGCTTCTCAATCGGCTGGATCGGACTGATAGGCGTAATCGGGGTGACGTTTCTAGGTGGCTCTGCAAAGTCTCTCACTTCATCACTTGTGTAAAAACCAAGGCTCAAGTCGGAAGCATAGGCGCGACTCCAGAACGATGCGGCACGATAACGCAACATCTGTCCAGGCATAGTGATCCACTTGCTTCCGTTCTTTGTTGACCATCCCTCTGCCTTTGCCATCTGAAGCGTGATTTTCTCGCCCTTTAGCTCCTGTCCAGATACTTTGTCCGTTGCCACCGCATAGCAGCTTGTGGGTGCATCCTCGTCATCAAATACGAATCTCAATGGCGAATACCTACCGCATGAGTTAATCATTCCAATCAATGCCGTGGCACTCCATGAAGGTCTGCCGTGGATAATTGCAAGATTCTGGGCTACCATCAAACAATCGAGTCTTGTTCTTTTGGCAATGTTAATTGCGATAGCACAGTTAGCGATATTGTTCGCAAAGTCTTTTGGAACTAAGGTTGAAGATGCCAGCATTTTAGCCTGTCTTTGGACTAATTCAAATGCTCTTGTCTCTGCATCAGCAATGCTCAATGCGTTGTTTTCTGTGGTTTCTTGTGTCATTTTTATTCGTTGTTTTTGTTTTGTTTTTCGTCTGGGTCGTCAGAGAATTGGATTTCGTTCTCAATCTTGGATTTCGTTCTCAATCTCAACTTCTTGGCCATCTTCTTCAATAAGAAAGGGCAATGCAAGAGAAATTTCATCCAATATTCCTCTCAATCTGTGGACGTTTATCGGCTTTTGCGCGATTGCTGAAACTCTGTTTCTAGCTTGGCAAACCTGTTGTGCGGATTTCCACCCTACAAGCTCGGAAGTCTCTCTCAATGTCGCAACCCTACTCCAAAGCGTTGCAATGATGTTCCTTGGGGTTGTCGCGGTTTGCAGGTGATTGCCTCCCAGGACAAGGTTTGGATCGGCATTGTAGTGCCTACAAACTATCTCCACAAGGGTCTTAGCTTCGCAATCTGGCATTTCATCGTATCGGTTATTTCCTAGTTTTCTGTTCATTTGTTTTTAATTTGTTCGGGATTTCGCTCTCAATAGAGCTTTACTTATGTTTTGGGGTTGTTTTGTGGATACGTTTTCGGGGTTTTAATTGTAAAACGCGCACGTGATTTCAATCTTCATCGAATCGGTTTAAGGTTTCTTCCAACAGCTCCAATGATTTCTCTTGATTGCGGACGGAATACGCACCGCCAAGAATATCGTAAAGCGTTTTCATAACCTCAAGAAGATCGTTCTTCTCATCGTTGACCTTGTCGAGTCTCTCAATCTCTTGATTCGCTTTCATAAGTAAAACGGTTTTGTCCTCAAGTGCCTTGTGGAGTTCTGCAATCAATTCTGTATCGCTCATGGCTTCACCTCCCTTCTCAATCCTAGCTTTGCCAGATATTGCAAGACCAGGCGTTTCATTCTCAATCTCCGCTTGGCACGGATTTCTTCTCTCAATCTACGGTTTGCGATCAATACGAGCAAAGGGTAAGTTTGCGCGGAATCGCTTCCAAATACTATCAATGGTTTGTTTATTTTCATTTTGTCTTTCTGTTTTATTTTGTCGATTGCGTCCACAGAGAACTGGCCTCCTAGGTTGTGAACACGTTTCGCCTGAAAAACCCTGCCTCTTTATCAAAGGCAAGGTGTTTCAATTAGGCTCTCAATATAGGCTCTCAATCTCACTTGAATCTCACTGGCGCACCTTGCATGACTCCAATTTGTTCCCATGACATTCCAAGGCAATCGTTCCTTATTTGCCTTTGCTTTCCTAGTCGATTGTTCCGTTCGTCTGCTGTCACGATATCACCGCTCGGAATCATGCGGAACATTCCGTTCCCCATAGGATCTGAACCGTAATCTTTAACGCTTTGATTGTTCATGCCTTACCTCCCTCCGCTTTCGAGATTGCATCCTCAAGCATGTATTCCAGCTTGATAGCGTCAAAATACTCGTCTGCATCTGGATCTTGCATCAAAGCAAGCGCGACTTTGCAAGCGTTTAGCAAATCAGGCGCGGCGCAAATCAATCTTGCGTTTTCTCGCCACTCATCATTCAAGACGTGAAGAATCTCCGCGATTTCCTCACCGTCTTTCCCGTAAATTGCGGGATTGCCAGCGAGTTTTCCTAAGTGCCAAGTTTCTAGTTTCGTGGTTGTCATTTGTTTTATGGTTTGAGGTTGAAAGGCTCGGCGGCGATTCTGTAAAGTTCTAGGTCTGAAAGCCCGCAATGTCCACCTTGAATGTAAATTCCAAGTAGGATCAGCAAGACGAGCAGGAAGGCCATGAGATAGTCAAAAAATGAATGTTTCATAGGATTTGATAGGTTAAAAACTGGAGACGATAATCCCGCCGTCAAACTCAATTAGTTGGCCGTTGTCTTGAATGTATTCGCGGATGATTTCTTCAATTTCTTCAAGGTTTGAATCTTCTTCAAAATCTTCATCGATGTTCAAATCGGCGCGCCATTGGCTGAAATATCCCGTTGCCCAATCAATTAGGCTCTCATGCTCGGAGAAATCACAACGGATTGCGACAACGTCAAGCTCAAGCTCTTCTCCCGTGCTGTCCTCGTATTCCTCCAAATATTCAGCCAAGGCGAACGCGCCATTGCGTGACCAATTAGCGTATTGATCTTGAAGCAATTCGTTTGCGATATCGTAAGTTGCAAGTGTCTTTTTCATTGGTTTGTGTCTTTCGTTTGTTGGTTTGTGGTTTGTCGCGTTGGCGATATGGAGAGAATGACAGAAGAAAACCAATACGCAATAAAATTCTCATCTTTTTTCATTTTCCTTTCTAGGCCTTATTCTATAAAGGTTTTTCTTCACTTGCCAGAGCGTCATTTCATCCATTTTGAGCGTTTTTAATGAATTTTCCCAGGTGATTTGAGAGAATTTCAACACTTCCACAAAATTGCATTTTTCTGAAATACTAGAATGTTAGAGAAAGCCAGCAAACCCTTGCAAAATAAGCGATACAAAGTCTAGTATTGACAACATTTCCAATTCACCACATAAGCTTCGCGGGTGCGTTGCTTAATAGCCAAGCATTAATTGATTCATTCCAATTCAAACCAGACAGGCGCAGGCGTTACTTTCTTTTAATAGCACCCACAACGCCAAACGTTCCATCTACCCAAGCGAGTTTATCTTTAACCTTAATCAATACGAGACATAAGCACGAACAAACAAGCCAACGCTAAACAACGCTAAGCCAAACAATCAAAGCACGATAACCTAAGCACGTTCAAACCCACCACAACGCAACGCAAGCGACAACGCAACGCACCTTAGTACGTACAGCAACGCAAGACACATGCGTAATCTTAAAACAAGCGTTTGATACAATAGGCAATTAAAACACTCGTTTAATGGGTTGTTCTCTCAAGGAAAAAACGCCAACGTGTGAAGCTCGTTTGCAGGGTTGACTTGTCCTTAGCTTGTGACACTGGCCAGCTTGTCCGACCTTGAATATCTGGAAAGCAAGTCTCGATTTACTAGGCGTGTCCAGGTTGACTAACGGATTGCCTTACGCTTTACATTGTAAGTCTCAACTTGTTACAACATGCATAATGCCAAATCCAACGAACGTTTTAAACAAAGTGTTACGATTTGTCACGGTTTGAGTTGGCAATCTGGCAAGTTAAACGCTCGATTGATTGCAACGCTTGTTTGAATTATGTTCGATTGACTAGTGTTCTCCTAGACAGGTGGGGGGAGGGGGTGAGGCAGCGACTAGGCCAGAGATTTATATCCATCAACTAGCCCGATAAAAAATGTCCTAATTGGGCTGAAGTATTACCTGCCCCATAAAAAATGCTACAAAGGGGCTTGCTAGTTTGAGGTTGGTCTGATAATAAGAGTTATGACAGAGCAAGATCAGATTCAGGCGTTTGCGGAGGATTTGGGTAAATTGATTGATCGTTATTCGGTTGAGTTTGATTTGACGGTGGCGGGGATTATAGGGGTATTGGAGTGTGCTAAGTTGGAGGTTTGGGATGGGAGTAAGGATGGTGATATGGAGATTGAGATTGGGTAAATTTAAAATAATTCTTGTATTGTTTGTGTTGTGGTGTAAAACGGTGTTGAAAAGACATTATGGAACTAAAACAAACAGGAAGAGTAATAGCTAGATTTTCATGTGGAGCGGCTCGGCAGTTGCTACCAAACTTTCCATTGAAAAATATGGTGATTCAGTTGAAATATACTATAATGATACTGGTAGCGAAAACGATGATAACGTAAGATTTATTGCTGACTGTGAGAATTGGTTTGGCAAGAAGGTTAATATCCTTAAATCGGAAAGGTTTAAAGATACGTGGGAGGTGTGGGAGAAGCGCAAGTATCTCGTTAATAAAGCTGGTGCGCCATGTACTGGCGAAATGAAGATGATTCCAGGTGATTCGATCTTGAAGATTGGAGATATTGAGATATATGGTTATACAGCAAATGAAAGGCACAGGGTTAAGAAATGGCAAAACCATAATAAGGAACGGATTATTGAATGTCCATTGATTGAACATCACCTTACAAAAGAAGATTGTTTTGGAATACTTGAGGGAGTAGGTATTGAATTACCATTGATGTATCGTCAGGGATTCCGAAATAATAACTGTATTGCGTGTGTTAAGGCTAGGGACTCGGTAAATTACTGGAAGCGCATAAGAAAGTATTACCCTATTGAGTTTAACAGGATGGCAGAACTTGAACGAAAATTAAATTTTGAAATCAATAGGATTTCAGTTAAAGGTAAAAAAACGCCGATATTTTTAGACCAGATACCAGAGGGAGAACCGACTGGAGATGATGAGGTTAAGGTTTCATGTGGATTGTTTTGCATGGCTGAAACTGCTAATTTAAAGTAACTGATATGCAAGATAGTTGTATAAAGTGCAAGTTTTGCGGTGATAATGCGGGGTATCGCATGGAGGTGTGTCCTACGCATGAGATGGTTGCGTGTGTTGAGTGTGGGAGGAAGGCGATCTGGCGTAGTAGATTGGGTAAGTATGTGTGTATGGATTTGGATTGTGATTGGGGTAGTGAAGAGCTGCCTAATTACAGGGGATGTGCTGAGTAAGTAGGTTAGCGGCAACATTTTGTAATGTTGGTTAACGGCTGCATAATTTGCTTGCGGTTGATTTTAAAACTGATTGGATTAAGCGCGACAGGTAAAGCCATACTCGATCTACGCAACACAAACTAAACACGTCAAAACAATGTCCGATACGCTACGCATAAAACCTATGGCATGACCGATAAACCATACATTATGACCGATAGAATCAGTCTTTATTATTAACCACAAAGAACAAATAGCCACAATGAACAATGAAACAATGGAAATGCTTATAGCGATACCAGTTTTAATTGGTGTAATGCTTGTGATATTCAATGTATTCCAAGATTAACCCATAAGATCAGGGGTTGACAAAAGCTAATTGATTCGCTAAAGATTTTACAGCGACTAGCAATGATGCTATTTGCATATTAAAAAACTTATGAGTAGCACAGCGTTCCTTTTACAAGGTGGAAATGGCGGGCATGTATTAAATTCTGGCGAAGGCGCACAGACTGGTAAAAATTATCGGTGGATTCAATTCATCGAGGATACGGTCTTGTCCACGCTTCAGGGTAATCTTACCAATATTGCAGACCTTCAAACAATTACCCATCTTGCAGGCACTGGTATCGGTGGTAACTTTACAGCCGTTACTGTTTCCAGCGGAACTTGCATTGCTTACGACCAATAAACCGTGGCATCTTACCGTTCATTTGGTGGGCTTGACGACCAAACGCTGATTGATGGCGATACTGGGTTCATTGGTATGAACCGCAGGGTTAATCCCAATCAATTAAAAGCGGGTGAGGTCTATCTTAGCCAAAACGGTAGGATCAATGGTTTCTGGCAGCCAAGACGAGGCATTGAATTGAAGTCTGGTGCGCTGACAAACAGTGCTAATCCATTAGGTTTGCCGTTTATTGTTCTTAATTCGCCTTTGACTATTAGTTCTGGGTCGAGAACAAGCGGGGTTGTTACGATAAACCTTAGCACGGCACATGGAATTAGTGCGGGAAGCCTGCCAGCATACATTACCTTGGGAACTCCAAGCGTAGCGACAGAGCCAATTACGGGAATTACCGCTGGTTCTTACTTAATGAGCTACGTTGACGCTGATAGCCTTAGCTTTGTTAATGCTGGGGCAGATAATCCAACGCTTACGATCAACGGAACGTATGGGAAACTGGCTTCTATCCTAGATGACGATGCCGTATCAGGTATTTATGGTTCTTGTGTGTGGAGCGATCCTACGACAAACCTTGAAGAAAGCATTATTCTTGCTACGAATAACGAGGCCAAGAAGATCGAGCTTAATGGCTACTCGGTAACAAGCATCCCGTATCCTACTACTGGAGTTGTGACTGAAGTAATCGAAATGCTCCAGGCGTTTGACAGGATTTACTTGTTCAGAGACGGTGCTAGGGCGTGGGAATACATTCCTAATGGTCGTCCTGTTGAATCTGGAACATATACCAGTGCTACTGGAATTGTGCAGCTCGTATTGAGGGATCACGGTTTGACTGCTGGTGATGGAATTACTGTTTCAGACGTTGGATTCTCAGCAACACCCGTTACAGCAGATCCAAATGGAACTCATACGGTGTCAACCGTGATTGATGCTGATACATTCCAGTATGTAATTGCTACTGGTAGCGGAGATGAGACTTATACCGCTGGAACTGGAACGATGATAGCAGATGGATTCACCGTAGTTCCTGCTGGTGCATATGCAGCACCACAATACTTTAACATTTCTGGAAATAAATACGGTGTAACTAGTGGAGTTGCACGTTTTACAGTGGTTGGAAACACTAGCATAAGGGCTGGAGACACGGTTACAATTCGCGGGACTGATGTTGATTTGCTTTTGCCTATTGTTGGTAGCAAATTTATTGTAACAAGTGCTACTTCAACTGATATTTACTTTAACGCACCATTGCCAGATATTGCTTATGGTAGCGGAGCTGGTTCTGATTACATTGAATTTGGAAGCAGATTTAGTCTTGGGCTTGGATTCACCCATATGCCAGGAACGCCGTGGGCTGTGTATTTCCAACGCCGTTTATGGTCACCATATTTCTATGAGCCTGAAGGAACAAGCACTTCACCAACCTATACTGACAGAAAAGTAAGGGACGAAATCTGTGCTAGTGATATTTTGGATGCTAATACCTTTGATTCGGTTCTATCGCAGTTCAGAATCACCGCTGGTATTGCAGATTACATTGTAGGTATGCACCCGTTCTATAACGACAATATGCTTGTCTTTAACAGGAACAGCATCCACATGATTGCTGGAACGCAAGGAACTTTATCTGATACTACCCTAAGGGAACTCACTCGTGAAATAGGCTGTTTAGCCAGAAAATCAATCGTTAGCCAAGGGAATCAGATATTCTTTCTTAGTGACAACGGTATTTATGGGTTGTCATTCATTGACGAATACAACTTGCGTGGGGTTGAAGAGCCTTTGAGTAAGCCAATTCAGTCTTATATTGACCGCATAAACAAACGTCTTGCTGGTGAATCTGTTGGTATCTACTTTGATAACCGTTACCGCTTGGCCGTTCCACTAGATAGCGAGGTTGGTGCTGATGATGCACAAGGAAACAATGCAGTTCTTGTCTACAATATGCTCAACAAAGCATGGGAAAGCATTGATCTATATGGAGATGATGACTTTTTTATTGAAAACTTCTTAAAAGGACAAGCTGAAGAACGCAATGATCTTTACATTGTGAACACAAACGGAGGAATACACCTTGATGATTCTTTGGAAATCCCACAAGATATATATTCGATAAGCGTAACTGGTTCGCAAAAAGAAGTTGGCATTGATTATATCCTAAGAACAAGGGGTTACACCTTTGGAGACTACGGCAGAAAGAAATTTACAAAGGCTACTGTTCAAATGCAGTCTGGAATAGACAATGCAAGTGATTTAAACTTTAGATTTGTAACAGAAAATCCAGATTCTAGTGCTTACATTACTGATATTTATACTTTGCTAGATCCAACAATAGGATTGCCAGGACAACTCCCAGCCGAAGAGATGGCAGACTTTAGTTTTAGACTTGGAAACCCACGTGGAGTTTATGGTCTATTGACAATGCGATCAAAAATTGTAGGATCTGCTGCGGTTGGTAGACCTAAAGTAATTTCTATTGCTGTCGAAGCAACAAATACCAACAGGCAAACTATTACACAGATATAATCCATGGCCATTCTTTCAAAAGGGCAAACTTTTGCCAATGCCGATTCGATAACTAGCACTAAGTTGAATAATTTAGTTGATGCTGCTACGTTTGTAGCTGGATCATCTGGAACTACTGACAATGCTTCTTTGGAAGTTAATGGGAGTGGTAGGCTTCAAGTTAAAGATCTTGGTATTACTAGTTCAAAACTTGCAACTGATGCGGTTACAACTGGTAAAATTCTTGATGATGCTATTACGCAAGAAAAACTGGCAGATGATTCGGTCGGAACTGCACAGATTATTGATAATTCAATTACAAACGCATTGGTAGCAGATAGTGCTATCGACACAGCAGAACTTGCTGATGGTGCAGTAGAGACAATTAAGATCAATGATGCTGCTGTTACCGCACCTAAACTTAGTGGCGCACAAACTGGAACAGCACCTATCTATGGAGTTCGTGCATGGGTAGTATTTGATGCAAACCGCAACGCTGCTGGGACTGCTGATACTACAAATACTACACGTTATCTTATTTCCTCTGGAAATGTAACATCTGTCACAAAAACATCTACTGGTAAATATACTGTATTGATTACAACTGCATTGCCAGACGCAAATTATTCATACTTTACTGCTGCGATGGCCGATTCAACTAACGAGCCTCTTGTATATCGTCAGAACGGTGGAACAAAATCTACTACCCAATTTCAAATTGAAACCCAAACACGTTCAGGTTCTTTAAGGGACTTTAGCGAAGTTTGTATTTCTTTCATTCGGTAATGAAAGCAATCAATCATGCCTTACAAATATATAGTGAAAACAACGCTGACTTTGCAGAATTGCTTAAATGGCATCTTGCTTACGGTGTTGTTGTATCTTTGCCAGATTGTTTCATGTTTGGTTACTTTTGTGACCGCAATAAACCTATGCAGCCTAAAGCACTTGAAGAATCTGACTGTATATTCATTACCTTATGCGTCGGAGATATGCGGCAAGCAGGGCTACAAATCGTTGAGCTTGTTCCTTGGATTGCCTATGAACGAGAGTTTAAAGGCGACAAACGCATAAGGATAACCAATTTTAAAAAATTCTTTAACAAAATATAATCATGGGATCATTCGGAAGTAAGTTAATGGGGACTGAGGTAAAAGCCCCTAAAATGGATATTGGTGGAGATATTCAAAAATATGTCAAAGGCTATGAACAAGCCTTGCCAAGTGTTCTCCAATTAGAAAACCAATACCGCCCTGAATTTCTTGGGTTAAACCTTGGTGACGTAGGAAGATTTCTTCAAGGAACAGATGGACAACAAGGCCTATATGCACTTGGAAGAACAGCACAACAACAAGCTGGAACTGGACTAGCTGAAGCTAGAGCTGCTGAACTTGCCTCGATGACTGGACAAGCACCAGCATTTAGGCAGTTTGCACAAGCATTGTCACCAGAAGCTCAGGCACAAGTAGAGGCTGCACAAATGGAAGCAGCTAGAGCTACTCAGGCTGCACGGCAACTTACACCAGAAGAAATGCGTATGAGCGATCAGGCTTCCCGTGAGGCATTTGCTTCGCGTGGTATGCTTAATAGCAGAGCATCTGTTGGATCTGAAGTTCTTGGTCGAGCAGACCTAATAGCTCGCAAACGTCAAGAGGCCAACCAAGCACAAACTGGGGCGTTTAACATGGCTCAGAACTTCTACACCGCACCAGGTTTGCAAGCACTTGGTAATGCGCCACTGTCTTATCAAGCTGGACAAAATCAACTTCAACTTGGACTCGGTGCAATCGGAAGTGCAGTTCCACAAATGATTAACCCAGATACGGGTGCTAACCTTGGAATGGCCAACAGAGCAAACATTACAAATGCTCGTGCCGCACAAGCAAGTGCAACTGGACAAGTATGGAGTGGATTATTCCAAGGAATTGGTAATGCAATACCAGGCTAATAAAAGAATTAAATAATATGGCATACGGAGCAGGAAAAAGATTAGGGGAAACTATTGATCCTCGCCTAATGATGGCGGATTTTAGTGGTGTTGAACGTGCAGGCCAAGCAATCGGGCAAGGACTGGCTAATACTGGAGCGCAGATTGGCGAGACTATTAAGAAACGTAATGAAAACGAAAAGGAAGTTGCTGGCGGAATAAAAATGGCTACGGCTATGAAAAAAGCTGTTCCAGCATTAGGTGAAATGGCTGATGAAGTTATTGCAAATCTTTCAAATCCTGATCTTTCAACTAATCAAAAAATACAATCGTTAGCTGGAATTAAAGAAGCAATGCAGATTTCACTTCTTGGTAAGCAAGAAAATAGAGCAGATGCTGCACTTGCTATTCAAAAAGCAGAGTTGGCTGCAAAGTTAAACACTGGAAGAGACATAAAACCGCCTCAAACGATAGAACTTCCAGTTGCAGGTGGAACTGAAACTCTTTATTGGAATCAAAGCAGCGGTAAATTTGAACCAGTAAGCGGAATAGTTCAAAATATAGCTCC